ACCTGTTGCTGCATTAACAGCAGCCGCAGCCTTCTTGGTAGCATTCGGAGCAACCACATTTGCCACTCCTATTGCACCTTTCACAATCGGAACCGCCTTTTTCCAAAGCGTCTTCGCAGCCTTTGCGAATTTTCCATTCCTATTGCTATCAGAAGGTTGGAACATCACCAACTCATCCATGACATTTTGCAGCCTATCCAAAATTGCTGTGTCACGTCTCCCATGGTTCATCTTTGCGAATGCCGCATAAGCAGAACCTGGTCTAATGAAAGATTGAACAATCATTTCCCGGCTCACTGTAGCAGCATACGTTGCATTCAGAGAATTGAACACCGTCACATTCATCTGAGTGCCTGTCATCCAGCAACGATCTTTCTGGGGACCAGTGCGAACGAAGGTGACATTTCCTGTTGCTGTTTGGATTGATAGAGTATTTGTTGTTGTTGAAACAAGATACAATCTTCGTCCTCCCATTAACGGATGGTCATTTATCGATTCGTACACGGTATTATTCCCCATAGAATTTGAGGGCTCATTATCACTCATATCCAAACGATTCATCACAAAGGTGCCCAGTTTCGCAGCAGCCATTCGATTAGCTGGCTGTTTCACCAGGTCTTGCGTAGAACCGGCAGGTAACTGCGCATTGCGCACACTTCCCTGCTGGAACTGAACGAAGCCAGGGCCTTCATTACTCACAATGCTGAACATCGTGGTATCATGCTGGTTCGCATCCCATGCCCCTTGGTAACAATTTCCTTGCTGGTTTAACGAATTCGTCGTATCCACCAGTTCGTAGTTGCTTCCCAAAACTCTCACATTGTCATGCAGCATGTCATTACCATACAACAGCTGATCCACATATTGAGGGGGCCACGGCCCCACCCCTGTCACATTTGACGGGAACGGGGACTTTCCTTGAGGCATGTAATAAATACATAATCCTCCTGTCACCATGCCAACGGCCAACCCACTGGTTGCCCAAGTAGGAGCTGCTAATATCGGGTCAATCAAGTTGCCTGGATAATAGTTAGTTGCATCCTCTGGCTGCTCTGAACAAAAATACTGAGCATTGGTGCCTCCTGCGACTGTGCATTCGTGGTCCCATTGAACGATCCAAAGATCGTAAGGGCCTCCACCTCCTGCCTTTGTCCAGGAAATATCTGTGGCGATCTTCTGCTTCGCAATCGTCGAAGCACCCCGGACACCATCGGGGGGCACCGCGTAATCTGACGTGTCAGGGTTCGCAGTAACCGTATCAAGCATGCCCTCAACGTCGAGAGGGCCTCCACTATTAGAATTAACATTCATTCTATATATACAAAATTTTGTAGGCCCCACCTGCCTACAACCCCAAGAGAATGCACCATTCTGCAAACTCTGGGTGACGTTTCACTTCCTCCATCTCCAATACATCATCTCCAACATACTGTAACATGGCTTCCAATCGGTGCGCATCCACCAAGCTAGTCACACAAAACTGCATGATTGCTTTTTCCTTATTTATGTACACTGCGCTACCATCTTTAAGACTAATGCGATGGGAGCAGAATTCGAAAAATTCTTTGCCGATGTTCACTTGTTTGATTACGCTTCCGTATCTTAGCATTTCAAACTTGTAAGTTTCAACATTGAACGGACCTTTCTGAGAACAGAAGAAATCATCTCCCATAGTTCCCATACAATCAGCCAACTGATAACCACAATTGGTGATAACTTGATCCTCCAAAATCTCTCTCATATTTCCATTAGAGCTAGAGGTATTGGATTTTCCACTTTGCACTCCTATATCCTGTTCCGCCTCAAATATTATCCCATTTGAAAGAACAATTGCTGGACGCGCACGCATCTCAACATTCAAACACATCATTCGGACAGTTATGAATTCACTTTTCCTCATTCTTTGCTTGATTTCTTCCAAGGACTTTGAAGCCTCAGGCGCCATCCCCATCATGATACTCCTCTTATACACATCCGTATACATTAAGTCCTTCGTAACTCCCCAATCCCACATAGAATTATCTGAATCACGAGCCGTATCACTAACGGCTTTAACTCCCTTCGCCAAGGAAAACCAGCCTGCTTGTATAGCTGGCATTCCACTCTTGCTAGTACAGATTTCCCAGTTTTCAATCATTAGGTTGTCCAATGGTTTGTATAACATCTTATCAACTATCTGATCTACGACTGAGAGATTCCATATCAAACGGAACACTCTATCCAGCACCTTCTGGAGTTCATGTGGCTCGTTCTTGATCATCATACGAGTTGGATCAGTCAGATTCTCCCTAACATAATCCAAGGGGCGTTTTTGGTACTCTCCTTCTGACACTGCATACTGGATAGCAACTATACGCGCCCACACTATCTCCCACAATCGTTGGTAATTAACATGGGAAAACTCACTGTTCTTGCGATTACTCGGATCACAAGCCCAGGGAAAACCCGGACAACTGTCCTTAGGAATCAAAGATTCCTCCCCACTAATCACCTCCTTGAACCGTTGCAACGTGGCCTGATAACTCCAATCATCATCAAACATTTTCCACGTAGCCATTTTCTTTATTGTTCTGGCGGTCCTCGCCATAATCAAATTCGGGTCATATTCACCAGTAATCAGCACATCTCCGCGCTTCCTATCCAACTTGGCTATATGCGCCACCAGGGAATTATATTCAACAATTCCCCCCCTAGGTGGCATCTCCATCTGCGCTAAATCAGGGTAAATACCCGTCATATACGCATAGCCCTCCACTTTCTTCACAGTCCGCGGAGGCTCGAAATCTCTGCCTATCGGACGACTCGTTCCGGCAACACTCCAACACAACCCTTTTCGATTGTGTATATCTTTGTACACCTCACTAAAAGGCAGCGTCATCTCTTTCTCAAGTATGCCGCTG